CCAGTAGCACTACCAATACCTAACGCAGTACCACCTGTATAACCTGCTGTAGCACCTAACATTGCACCTTTTAACGGATCGTTAGGCTTTAATGCAGCACCAGCCGCAGCACCAACCATAGCCATAGTAACTGGATCAGCCATTATTTACCCCCTGATTGCGTAGTCGTACTAGTACCACCAGCAGGTACGCTAGTGAATAGATTCGTAAATTGCTGTAGCTTGCGTTCTGGCATAGTCTGTTCGTAGTTATAACGATTGATAGCGTCTTGTAATGCTTTCTGTTGGTACTGCTCTTGACCTTGACCTGCCGTTAACAACTTCTGAATATCTTGGTAATCAGCTTGAGCATAAGCAGGAGCATTAGCAACAGCTTGCATCTGTCTGCCACGTTCAGCCTCAGCAGATTGATATGCTAAGGTTCCTGCACTTTCTGCTAGGTTACGACCGAATACGTCCTGAGCCTGACCTACCTGCTGACCCATTGCATTAGAGCCATAACGACCCATTGATGATGCTTTAGATTGCAGACCTTGTACACCACGAGTATATGCCTCTGTAGCCTGACGAGTAGTTCCCGCTAATGCACCCTCTAGGAATGGATTAACGCCTCGTCCTTGAACTGTTGATAAATATTCTTGGTTAGCTGCTTGCTGAATCGGAGAGCCTGACATAGCTCTATTTTGAGCTGCTTGTAATGCCGCCTGAGTAGCTTCACTAGGAGAAACGTAAGTTTGACCAGGAAAGAATTGCGCTCCAGGAGCTTCATACTGGCGTTTAGCTTCTTCTAAACCATACGTTACGTAAGGCTTGATTGTGGGATCTATCCCGCTTGTTGTAGTTGAACCACCGCCACCACCGCCCATATTAGACCTCGCAAATCCACTGTTTAGGACGGAAACCTAATTGTTTCGCCCTACGTTGCCAACCTTGTCGATGGCTAGAAAAAGTTACATATTTTGCATTAGCTTGACTTGCCAAGCCTTTTATGTATTTTAGCCCATCTTCAACCATTTGATAATCATTTTCTAACGTCCAAGCCGCCCAAACGTGTAGATGTAGTCCAGATGGCTGTAATATGAAGAAACCACCGAACCTCTGCTCCTTCAAAACTACCCATAGAAGTGATCTATTAGATATTAAATCTGCATAGACATCTTCTACTATCCAATCCTCTGGGCTATACCCTTTGATCTGATCCAGTGGAGCCTTTATAGAAGCCCACCACTTTCTAATATCTGCTACTGGAATATGTCTAAATTCCATTAGCCCACCACTATGTAGCCGTATGTCTTGTCTGCTGTGTTATTAGACCAATGTGTCAAAGTAGCACTCCCTTGAGTTTGTGAAGAAACGTAGATGTTACTTGTAGCTGATGGAGCTATGTATTGCATTGTCGCTATAACGCTAGGTACAGACGGTCTTGTAGGACTCGTGCTAGTACCATAATGCTCAATAGATACACCAACATCAGAAACACGCCACATTATCTCAACATAATCACTCGCTTGCAATTCCAAAAAGAAATTAAGTGCTGCTATCAAATGACTCGGATCACCAGTGCTTTTACGAGCAGGTAAACTAAATCGACTATTTGAACCGTCTACATCAGTTCCGTTCTTCCTAAACCAAATATCCACATCTTGTGCATCATTGGTAGTATTCTTAAACTGAATAGAAAACTGAATGTTATAAACGCCATAATTCCTGACATTCATCCTAGAGCTATTTGATAGATACACTCCGTTAGAGTAATCCGTTGTATTTAGCGTTACTGCATAAGCTGTAGTCGTATTAGCCGCAGTCTGGTCTGTCGTATCCTGAAACGCACCGTAAGGAGCAGAATCAGCCTCAGCAGCATCCGTTACTGGCACAAAGAATATAAGACTCTCGTTACCTATACGGCTATCGTATATAGTCGTAGTCGTTGCGTTACCAGTAGCTAAAGTTACCTTGCCAGTATTATTCGTCTTACCGTCCATAATCCCACGAACAACCTCAGCAACCTGACGCTGATCTCCACCGAAAGGCGGTAATGTTTGGAATTGAACAGTTCTAGTCATCGAGTACCCTGACCTTCTATATCAATTTCAACCGATACAGCAGTTCTCCAGTTGCCACTAGGATTAGTTTTAACCCTGTGATACCTACCTGCTGAACGTAGCCCACAGCGACCCTCAGAATTGGCTACAGACGCATCTCCGAATGTGATGGCATTACTTAACAGCTCACGACTTGCGACCTGTACAGAGCCGCTACCAACGTCCACAATAGGTCTAGCTAAAGTAATGACTGAATGACCTACATCTATATCACCTGACGTTAATGCAGCCTGTTTGTATTGACCACTAAAGGTGACGATATTAGGGCCTCTAGTGGCACTCAGTAAGAGTAGTCCACCAACCCACTGACGATCATCTAACGAGATACCTAAAGCATCTATGCTTGTGCTAAATGCGTCTAATCCTTCCAAAGTTACCGATGGAGTTAGAGCAAACGATACGCTATCAGCAGTAGTCTCAGCATACGACCACTTGTTTAACGAGATGTTATAAATCAGCAGTAAATTGTCACCATTCTGAGCAGGGAATAACCAAACAATCAGTCTTTTCTCTGTATCTACAGCAGATGACATTCCTGTCTTAACACGTGCTAAGTTTGCATTATCAAAGAACCAGCGATCAATCTTTTCTGTGCCGATACCCTTAGTTGTCTGACCATCGCACACATAAAAACCATCATCTGCTAGGAAATACGTTAATCCTGCAAAGTTAATGATTGATCCGGCAGAAATACAGCCAAGAGTACGGTTAATTGCGTCAAACTGGAAAAAATACGGGCTACCTGCATACGTCATACGGTAGATTGCACGTTCCATAAACACTAATCCGAACTCACCACCAGCTAAACCAGTAATATCACCGCCATCAGGCATTACTTGGAAGTCTGATTGACTAGCAAGACCAGGAGTCCAATCTGTTTCATCGTTAATATCAGACCAATAGACCTTATTTTCTTCGCCAGTTACGTTAGCAGCGACTACAAAGTCCTTAACTACCGTCACATACTTAGCTTCAGGAGCATCAGCAGACAAATCTCCTGCATAAGTCGATGAATTAAGCGTGAATGACTGCAATTTGCTGTCACCATTAGCCATAATCATCTTTTCACCGTACTGAACTACATCCCAATACTCAACAGTTCCATATCCAGCAGTGGTTAATGGGTTCATTGCACGAGTACCAGCCTCAAACTTGTACAAATTAGAGCTAGAAGCACCAAAAAGTGATACCGTTCCAGCAGTTTTACCTGCAAAACAAGTCAATAAATCAGCATCAGCAGCATCAGAATATTCTTCTTCTGTCAGTATTGGCGCATAACCATTAGTAACTGGATAACAATTAACTGCGTCTGTCAAAGCACCTGTAACGCCAGGCTGATCTGGTAGCCATTCACCGAATAATATGCGTTGTTTAGCCATCTTTATTGCCTTGTCCAAGTATCAGATTGTGAAGCTACTACCGTCCATGTGTTCTCGCCTTCAGGAACGATAGTCCAAGTATTTGTTTGCTCTACTACGTTATCCCACTCGTCACCAATTACCTGACCGTCAGCAGTTACGTCAGCACTCACATCAATATCAGCAACAGCGTTCCATACAGCTATTGCCAAGCAAGCTACATCTGCTATAGCCTCTACAGAAGCGTTACCTTCGTATTCAACACCACCGTTAGCAGTAACGTCAGCAGTGCCATCAATAGACGCTATACCTACTCTTATTCGTATTCCGTCAGCAGTAACAGTCGCATCACACTCTACGTCACCCGTAAAGAATAGAACTCTAGTAGCTTGTGCAGTTACCGTAGCCGTACCATTTACAGAAGCAGCAGCGTTAATTACTAGGCCACCGTTAGCTGTTACTGTAGCTGTGCCAATTATTGCGCCTGTACCGCTTAATATCCTTATGCCTGTAGCACTGACTGTAGCCAAGCAAGATATGTCACCAGTGCCATAAAATAACTTACCGCCATTCGCTGTAACTGTCGCATAGACATTAACACTAGCATTGCCGAACAGTATTCCTGCACCACCTGCTAGAGAAGAATACGGAGTCTGCGAATAAGCAGATATTCCAAACATCTAGAACACCACCCACTTCGAGCCACTAGGAACGGTAACGCTTATGCCACTATTGATCGTAATAGGGCCAGCACTCATAGCTGAATATCCACTAGGAATAGAGAAACTTGTAGCTACAGTTTGCTTGTTAATTACGATACCGTTAGATGCTCCTAACTGCTCTGCGTAAGCCGTATTATCAGCGTCCTCATGAACAGACTTGCCAGCAGGATACGTAGCAAATACGTCCTTGCTATTGCTTGCAAACGATATAGGAGAAGTAGTGCCAGAACTATTAGCTAATACCGTAGTACGGGCTAACGTAGTACCTGAAGAAGTGTACGTACCAATACCTACTTCCCATGTGTTAGAAGTGCTATCAACAATAGAATAGTAGGTAGTATTACCGTTACCAATTACAGCAAAAGACTGAAACCCATCAACAGCACCAGCAAGCGTTAGCGTACCAGTGCCAGCAGTAGTAGATGTTTCCTTAACACGATCTGCGACAACTAGTGCCATCATCTACTCCTTACGCAAGAGTTACGCTGAGTCCACCAATTGCTATCTTAAAGATATCACCAGAAGAAATTGTCTTGGATGTGTCTAAGGCTGTGTGATACAGCAAGTTACCGCTAGATGAAGCATCGAGAATACCGATCCAACCAACAGTACCCCATGAGCCAGAAGCCTGTGGAAACTCAACTGCTGCGCTGTTAGTAGATACTCCATCAGTAGGAGAACCCATCGTTACTGCAGTGCGTGTATAGGAACCACCAGATACTTCAGTGCCAGTATTAGCATCAGTAGGATCAGATGTGTATAGACCTACATAAACAGTAGCAGGACTTGTGTAGCTCGTATTACGCAAGGTAGCGTTAATTAGAGCATTTTCCAGATATGTCGACATTTCTGCCATAATTTACCTCACGTTATAAGACATTGACATTGGCTGACCACTGTATTCACTACTCTGGTCGGATATTGTTATAGATGTTATCGCACGATCATACAAACTAGCCCAAGTTTGCAGTCTTGCATCATTCATCAGATACGGCTCTGCCTCGCCTAAAGCAGCGTACAGTAAAGCATCTGGGAAATTAACTAAGAACACGTTACTAGGGTTTGAATCGCTCATAAAGTACGGCTGTGCGTAATAGAGCATTTGAAGCGTATAAGTGCTATCAGGAATTGGAGATAGCTGTAGTTCAGTCGCTAAGACGGTATATTCAGTAGGCTTACCAGACTCAGTAGCTCTATAAGAATTGTAGAAAGCATTAGGAGCTGCATACGCTAGAGTAGTAATCGGATTCGTATTAACGTGAATATCACGCATCGCCAAGAAATCAGTAGGAAGCCCAACTGTAGAATCACCACCAGTAGTTGAAGCAGTAGCAACAACCAACATTTGACGAGTTCTAAGCTCTCTACGCAAACGTAATTCAGCTAACTGAATAAACGTAGGAATCATAGCCGTTAGATCACTGCGAGCTAAATAACTAGCAATAGTAGTTTTTAATTCACTGTATGTAGAAAACGACATATTATTCCTCTAGTTGATCGAAATCATCCCAACCATACTCATAAGTACCAATGTGTTTGATATGCATAGACAGCTCGTGATCCACGTAAGTATCAAAGCCATTATCGCCAGCCTTAACACAGAAATGAACGTCCTCACCTACTACGCCAGTTGGCCCCCATCCTGCATCAAACCAAGCCTGTGGAACCTTCTCAAACACTTCCTTGCGAATCATTACCGCCCCAAAACCAACAGCAGTAACCTTCTCAATACCTTCTTTACCACGAGAATCGACATTAGACCAATGATGGCGAATACCTTTCTCATCTTCCGACTTAATCAACAACTTAGTCGTAGGCATACATGGCTTACGTCTTGTGACTGCATTGACACCGAGAATCCCAACTTCACGAGATAACATAATTGTTATCAGATCAGGAGGGAAACGCATATCGCTATCAATGAACAGAACAGCGTCACAACCCTCTTTTAACGCTACCTGAACTAACTTCTCACGCTGATCGAATATCAACGTGCCAGGCATCGTATAAAGGCTTAGACCGCCCTTTCCATCCTTGCATCGAACAGACGCATCGTGTGCAGCCATCCTAGCAAAGTCAAAAGCAAATCCTGTATGAACCTCGTCTCTACATGGAATACAAACGCCAACTCTCATACTGTTCCTCGATATATCTTTAACGGAGCTTGGTCAGGATGGTTGAGCCACTTCTTAAAAGCTACCTCATCCACTATAAAAAAGCCACGCATGATTCCCATTTTATTTAAGTCATCAATAGCCGTAAAAGGTATTGAACCTATCAAATGTAAATCTTCTGTTGCGCCTGTCCTAGCTTTATCCACTTCCTGTAACGCTTTGTTGCGCTCTAGGATGTCAGTTATATCTTGTTTAGTTTCGATGATAATGCCGCCATCACCGTCCGCATGAACCGTCTGAGTACGAAAGTTTTCCATTAGTTCCGTTAAATATGTGACCAAGTTCGTCCAATTCTTACTCCTCTAATACAGTTAGGTGAAACTTTTAACTGTCTAGCAAGTTCGGCATGGCTTAGATTGCTTGATCTGATTAATAAAACCTTCTCGGCATCCAGTAACGCTTTACCATTTTCATTCCCTAATGGTGCAACTACTTTCTTTCTGCCTTTTTGAATCATGTCCTGAGTATTTTCCTTAGGTGTGCCTATTGTAAGATGATTAGGATTAACACAGCTAGGATTATCGCATTTGTGCATTACGTGCAACCCTGCTGGTATCTCCTGCTTATTAGCCATCTCCCAACTTACTCTATGCGCCCCTTTGGACATCTCGCTCTTTGACCCAATACTTATTTTTCCATATCCAGACTTTAATTTATTTCCAGTCCAATTCCAACATTCATCATCAGACTTTTTATCTACAAATCTCCAAAATCTTTCGCTTAATGGCGCATGGTCATTTTTCTTAGGATGCGGGCTTCCATGCTTCCTAGTCCTTCTGTAATGCGTCTGACAATAACCCCATGCAGCTACTTCTTTTTTACAATCTGGATATACACATTCCATAAGATACTCCCATGAATAAACACAGGAGTATCTTACTTCATTTCAGCACATGCGTCAAATTATAGTGAGAAATCTAGATCAGCGACTATGCCATGAGCTGCTTCGTTCTTAACTTCGAGAGTAACTTCAGCAAGAATCTGAGTTTTCTCGGAGTCACCAGTCTTAGCCAATTCATTAGTCATGAATGGACGTAAGTAAGCCATTGCTGCGTACTCAGGATCCAAGATCAACATATCACGACTACGCATGAACCTATTCGGAATGATAGAAAGTTGGCCAAAATCGGACTGATAAATATCAGCGGCCGAAATTATCACACCAGCTTCAGGCTTGTTGATCTGATAGCGATTAACTGCGATACCAGGAAAGGTAGATACCTTCTGCTTACCTGCTGAACCAACGAATACAGCTTTAGGAGTGCCACCTTGATCAAAGATCGAAGCGATAACAGTTTTCATCAATGCTTCAGTTGCAGTACGCTGAGTACCATCGGTACGGGTAGAAGTACCTGATACAGCAGGAGCAGAACCACCACTGCCTTGTGAGCTGTTGGTCTTGATCCATGACAACAAGGAACCCATTGTACGGGCTACAGTTGAAGTACCAGCAGACTTACCCTGATTAGCAGTGATGATTGTCTCTAGGTCGCGCTTTAGCTCGGCAGATGCTTTAGCAAGTTGATAACTTTTCTCGGATTTTCTGCCTGCTTTTGCAACTTTATCGAGTGTTCCTGAGACCTGAATTGTCTTCTGTATGATCTGTGTATAATTTCCAACACGAGTCGTTGGTGACAAAGTTGCTGATGTAGCGTCTGCACCCTCAACTGCTGCTTGAGTTGTAGCGGCAGCAAGTGAGTCCGTCTGCCATTCATGATAAACAGCAGTCGCAGACGTTTTGCCTATGCTTGAGAGTATAGGGGTGTCGGTAGGACTGATATTGTAGATAATATCGGATAAATCTTCACGCATACCGATGGCGGTGAAAGTCTGATATGTAGGCATAATAATTCCTTATAAAAATCGTTCAAATGCGGCTGCGGCATCACTAATCTTTCCAGATTGTCTAGCTCTAGCCTTCAGTTTTTTAATATCCTCAGCACCACTATCTCTCGGCTGTGATACTCCTGATTTCATAACTTTAGGAGCGTCATTCACCTTCTTAGCAATACCAGGTTGCGATGCTTTCAATTTATCGTACTGCATAGCTTTATAAAGCGTTAATACTGCACGAGAATCAAATACATTCGCTAATTCATCATCCGAGAATCCAGCCTGTTTACCGTAGCTGCGTATCTCTTTACGGACTACCTCACCCTTAACAGGATCAGCATATTCAGGTAACGCACTAACTAACTTCTCAGCTTCCTGTGCTACCTTTGCACGTAGTTGCTGCTGTCTGTCGTATTCCTGCTGTTGAGCTATTTGTTGTCTCTCAGCACGAACTTGCGCTAACTGCTTTTCCCTCTGAGACATCTCTGCAACCTTAACAGCGTATCCAATAGGATCAGTCTCTTTCAGGTATTCCAGATTCTCTGTTTCTTGAGGCTGCATCAAGGCTTGCTCGATATACTGCAACCTCTCCGCATAAGTATCTCGGAGTTGCTTCGCTTCTTGAATCGCTTGACGTTCGGCCTCAACCGTCTTACGTTCTTCCGCTACAGCTTGCGATTTCTTTGTGTAGTCAGTGCCAAGTTGATACGACTTAATGAGTTCATCAAGGGTTACCTCCCGTTCTTCGCCTGCGGCTTTGACACGGAATTTTTGAGGTTCCTCTGACTCATCAGCTTCTTCTTGTTCTACCTCAGATTCTTCCGATTCCTCGTATTCCTCTGATTCGGCATCGCTATCGTTGGATTCTGCTACCTGTTCAGGTTGTTCCTGTTCGGAGCCTTCATCAGATCCCATCAATCCCAAGATAGCGTTAGCTGCACCATTTACATCTAACTGCGCACTTCCCTCTGGAGTGGTGCTTTCAGTATCGCTCATGTTTTCATTTCCATAATTATATAGGGAACCGCCCTATACGGACTACAAAATCTTCCATCTTTTTGCGTCAATGAGCTTCTGGTTAGTAAGCCCTTGAATATAACCTTCTATATCCTCTAAAACTCGGAGTCGTATATACGCTTGCTCTCTCAGTTCCATGTCGCTGTAATCTGTACTTCTAAACTTCTGTATCTCTAATTCTTTCATCTCGTTCATTACCTCAATGAATCGCTCATCTTGAAGTAATCGAGCTGCCCAATCTGCTTTACTCATTTAGATACGTTTCTATTAACAAACTGTCCATTAGGCAACACACCACCGCTATTTCCAAATAATCTAAAAATATCTCCAAAAACACCTAACTTAGCGAATTGATCTTCTTGTGGTTGCTCTACCGTAGGAGTATAAATAAGACCATTACTTTGAATCGGCTGATAACGTGGATCATTCATAAAATCAACTGGAGCAGATACCTGACTCATTCTAAAGAACTCACCATTAGAAGGCATCGTAGCTTCAGATGGTGCAGTAATAGGATTATTGCCAGATTTTGCTAATCTATCAACTATCTTACCTGTTTGATCTGGTGATATATCGTAGTTCATTGAACTAGCCCTCCAAGTTCCTTAATCGCTTTTAAGACGATCTCAGCTTGCTTCTGGCGCATCTGCTCGTCTGCCATATCCATCGTTAGAATTGCCTGTAACTGCTGAACAGCTAACTGTGCTTCTTTAATCTTTATGTCAGCCTGTTGCTGCTGATTCTTCATAGCCATCTCTATACCTTTTTGGGTATAAGACGCTTCTAATTCCTGCTGCTTTAATCTCAACTTCTCAGTATCAATCTGCGCCTTCGCTGCGGTTTTCTCCCTCTCAACGTCAGCCAACATCTTAGCTACTTCAGCCTGAGCATCTGGTGCAGGTGGTTGTGGTTGCGCTAACGCAGCATCCTGCTCTGGAGTAATCTCGTTAAGGAAAGCATTAGCATCTTTGAATCCTGCTGACTCTATGAACTTTGCTAACGTGTTGCGATACTGTCCTACCGTTACTAGCGGATTAGATGGCCCAAACTGCTGCAATATCTGTTCTTGTTTAGCCAGAATCATCTGCAACATTGCCAACTTCTGATCTCTATCACCTGAACCTAGACCAACATTAACGCTAATGTCGTACTCATTTGCCCATGTTCTAGGATCATACTGAACGTACTTGCCACGCATACGGACTAACTTAGGCTTATCCTGATACTTAGCCAGTAAGTGCAAGATACCTCTGAATAACGACTTAACACCAGTATCAGCAAAGATACGAGCAATCAACTCTAGCTTGCCACTATTAGACTTCATCATAGCCGCTACAGCCGTTGCTGTGACGTTAGACAATACATCTGGGTCAAGACCAGCAGAAGCGTCTGAAACACCTGTACGTTTAGCCTGAACAGCATCCAAGTAATCAAACATTGGGAACGCCTGAGCCGTTACAGATGGTACTTGCATTGGTACTAAAGCATTAGCATTTTTAATTCTTACAACTCCACCAGGAGTAGCATTTAATAAATCGTCAATGTTTACCTGTCCTTCTACAGCACCAACACGAGCATTATTCGTTAGATACAAGTTATCCAAAGTCTGACGCATTAATGTGGACTTGATTAACTGTAAGTCCATTGTCTTGTCAGCTAATGATAGACCAAAGAACTTATGTGGAATAGGAATAGGACAGATCGAATGGAAAGGAATTACGTCTGTTTCCTCATCTTCCAGAATCTCAGAGCCACAGTAAACAATTCTACGTAACTCAGCAATACCATCCTCGTCCTCGTCAATACGTATATAGCACTCGTATACCTCAATGTTCTGCATCGAGAAGTCTAGGCTAGGGGCTGAATCTGGCTGCTCACCTTGATTGAATCGAGCAATACGCTCAGGGCTGTACGTTAAGTCATCATACGTTGGCAGATCATCTACGATCTTCTTGCTGTAACCCATAGCGATTAAGTCACTACGAGGCATTAAACGTCTATGAGCTACGAATGGAGAGTCGTCAATAGTCTTAGCTGCTTTAGATAGTAAGAACTCCTCTGGTGGCACGTTCTCAATACGTACCTGACCAGACTTCTTAACCTTCTTAACCGTTACAGAGTAAGACGGAGCCATTATCGGCATACCCATCTCATCTACACCAGCCTCAACCATATCGATCTTCTGACGTACAACTTCCATCGTCTCGTCAGATAACAGGAGAGCTAATTCTTCTTCGGTTAGATTCTTGTACTTCTCTTTGACTACATCTTCTTTGGAGTCCCAATAAGACTTAACGATACCTGTCTTTTGGAGCAGCGCATCCTTAAACCAGTTATGCAGAATCAGCAGACCATCGTTCTCACGATAGAACACCCAGTTACAGTATTCAGTAGCTTGTTTAGCTGTTTCCTCGTCATTAGGTGACTTAGGCTCAAAGTAAACTATGTCCTCTGTAGTGGCAAAGCAACGGATCAATTGCGGCAATGCTCCATCCACCGCTTCGGCTACTTCCCCAGTTACGATCTGGCTACGACCTTCTACCTCGTTGCCATAAGGATAACGTAAGTAGTATTCGAGAGCCTGAGTTCTCTGATCTGTTGTTTCGGTATCTACGTAACCAATTGCGTTTTCAATCTCGTTATCGAGAATACCTTTTACTTGTCCTGAATCCATAGCCAAACCCTATAGGAATTTTGCTTATTATACAACCCATTTAGTGTTTATTGGTATATTTGATGACCACGAATCTGCTGACTCGTCAAGTGTTATCGCCAAATATCTGAAGCTATCTGCTGCATGGCTACACCAATCATGTAATGGCTTTTCGTAATACACGTTACGCTTCTCATCATGCTCCCTACGATAGTTACGTAGAGCATTAACGCCCTGCTTAGTCTTTTCCTTATCAAACCAACAACGTGGAAGCAACCTGCGAACTGCTTGTATCCCATCGGCTACCGAGAGTCTAGGAGCTACCGTTATCTCTAGCCCTGCTTCTTGGAGGACTTCTTTGCGACTCTTGCCTGTCCCCAGTTCACGGACTTCAACGTCATGTGGTAGGTACTGGTCGAAACGCTCATATCTATTTTCTTTGAGCCAATTGACATACCAATCAAGCCCAACCCCGTGGTTTTCCACGAAATCAATGAGCCTGACTTCTTTGCCAACCAATTGAGCCACCCACAAGCAAGTAGAGTCGCCCATACCCAAATCCCAAGCCACATAAGACTTGCAAAGATCATCACGGTCAACAGTGGTGATACGACCCTTTGCTTCAAGATCGTTGATAATCTGCCCATAGTAAGCCCCTTCTACGGCTGAGTTAAAGTTACATTCAAACTCTTGTTGATACTTGTCCTCGCCCATCTCAGCACGAGCTGCATCTAGTTCTGTTTGTTTTAATACGCCTGTCTCACTAGCTTTAAACTCTAGTAGCTTCCAACCTTCTGTAACCTCTGCTCTGTCACGAAAATCTGAAAAATGATTTTTACCCTTCGGGGTTCCTACAAATAAACACCATCCTAAACGGTCGGCTAGTGCTGGTCTAATGACCTCGTTCCAGATTTTCGGGTTTTGATCCCCAACCTCGTCAAGCACCACCCCGTCAAAGTATTGCCCACGTAAAGAATCGGAATTGTCAGAACCGTAAAGGCTAATGCGCCTCCCCCAAAAATCCACCCTAAGCTCCGATATATTTGCAACAGCACCCAGTGGACGAGTAAATTCAAGTAAGTAGTCCCAAGCAACACGCTTCGATTGAGCGTAAGTAGGAGCAATATAAGCAAATCGTGGATTAGGCTTATCACATTCAATTGCAGCCTTTATAAGATGATTGATAGCACTTACAGTCTTTCCCATACGTCTGTGGGCTACGACTACTGTAAAGCGATGGCTGTCTATTGCCTCATGAATCTTTAGCTGCTGCTCACGAGGTTTGTAAGGAATGACTATTTCTGCCATGTGACGCTATGCTGTATTGCTTCACCGTCAACACCTGTAAGCTCAGTCCTAGCTAGCTTAGGTATATGGTACTCACTCATCTTGAGCATTATGTCTAAAGCCTTGTAAGGATCAGCCTTTAAGCCTAGCACCTCATCGCCCTCAGCAACCCTCTGGAGCCATCTGTCCATGTAGGCACTGTTACGGTTAAGTAGCTCTGCAATAGCCTCTCTTACGACTTTTGTGGACTTGTTAACTGACCCTTTAGGTCTGCCCTTACCAAATCCATTCTCAGTATTTTCTTCTTCTAGTTTATGTTCGTTTGTTTCCATTTTTGCATTACCTTTCAGGTGTCATGCGGTTGTTTATTAAAAATTAACTTTACTCGGATTAACGTCTATTCCTAGCAATCCTCTATTTAATGGGAAGTTTGCTCGTCTCTCAGCATCCGTTAAATTCATACGTCTTTGAGTAAGTCTAGCTTCTACTTCTCCTGCGTTTCTCATGTAAGCAGCATATCTACCTTGCTCTAACACTCTATTTCTTTCTGACATTAACTTGTTAGCTTCTTGTAACTTATCTTGGTCTGTCAGCTTTTCAGCTTGAGTCATTAGTTTGTCAGCTCTTTTTATATAAACGCTAGGAATATCAGATAGCTTTATATCTTTTGTATTAGCACCAGGTGAAAATCCCTCAAAACTTTGAATGCCATGCTGTAATTCATGCAACATTACTGATTTTGCTGCCTTGTTTGGTAAATCATATTGCATTCCTAATATATTCCCTGCCATTTGACCTGTTGCTGCTTGATTCTTAGGCAAAAATTCTGTTTCTACTTTAGTAAGACTAGGATATGCCCTGAATAATGCAGGATGTTGGTAAATAGTATTTACTGTCAATAAATCACCATCTTGTTTTACCCCAGCATTTTCAAATGCCTTTTTACGACTCGTTACCACATCACCATAAGAGCCACTTCCTAATAAATAAGATTGTTTATCACTTATTTCCTGACGCAAATCATTATCTAGGCTACGAAATACACCTGTTTGTTTCCAAGCATCTTCGGCAGCAACTCCACTTTTTTCTAGTTTCAGAAACTTTTTCTCTGCTGCTTTATCCCAAGTTTTAGCGTCTCGACCAATAAATGTACGTAAAGCACCTTTAGGAGCAGTTCCTACAGCACCGCCACCCATCATATTCATACCAACATTAACAGCTTCTTCTGGAGGTAAGTCGTATCCTTGTGCTGCTGTATATGGAGCTGCTAGAGCTTTTGCTGCATCGTAAACAAACTGTGGCGCAACTAGGCCAGTTTTAGCGTTATATCGAGGAAGCAAACTCAAACGATCCTCTCTTGGCGCAATACCAAAAGACTCGTAAGTCTGACGCTCTAATGGAGATAGTAAACCTTGTGGTTTAGCCATAATATTCCTCGTACTTATCTGGACGATTAGTCCGTATCCATTCTCTCGGTTCCTCGTGGCACTTCTGGAAGTCTGTTCCTACTGTCTGACTACCTGCGTGATGGACATAAGCCCTGCTCACAAAATGCTTGAACCCTGCTTTAGATAGATCATCGCAAATAATGTTATCCGAATACCAGTTAACGCTAGGGAATCTTACTGTCTCAAACGCCTGTTTACTTACATAAGCGAAAATAGGCGCAATAACCCCTACTTCTTTGATGTGATCTTCTGATTCGTATTTTAACCCAATGACATTATCATTAGCGCAATAACTACGAATATTTTGATCCCAAAGTACATAGTCACTTCTAGCTCCTACAAATCCTACGTTTTCAAAGTTTCGCTTTAGTAGCTTTACATCTTCGTTTAGCTTCAGATAAGTTGTCGGAGTAATAACAACATCGTCATTGGCTATGATGATCTCTTTGTAGCCATCGTAGAACGCCTTACTCATTGCTGCGTTATAAGCATCACCGAAATTTGTAGCTACGTTGTATATCCATGTATCTACAAGTTCTACGTCATCCGTATTTTTACTGGATAAATATACAGGTAAATCTGGACAGTATGTCTTTAAGCTAGATAACAGGACTTTAAGTCCTATGTTTCCTGTGGAACAAATGACGATAGCTTGCAATGTAAATTCCTGCGACTGTAAAGTTAAAACTAGTCAACTGTAAACTTAACTTATAGGTTGTTGGTGGTCGGCACTGATCTCCGACATTCCAATTTGCAATAGTATCCAACGGTAAGGAGAAACCATACTATTACAAGTGCGTATCAGCCTACGCATTCACCAACAAGTCTGAGAACTAGGGAAAAGGATTCCCATCGCTTTTACAAATACAACTTCCTAATTCTCAGGCTTGTTAGCTCTTTGTTAAGATTACTCGGATAAAATCTACTGCTCTTGGCGTTCTAATTAATTCTTCCTGATCTTTGATAGTCTGACCGAACTCAGATATACCAAATTCCATTTTCGTTAACGTGAACTTATCTTCCCAACCTAGATACCAGTGCCAATCAGTATAGTATAAAAAGCTGTTTTCGTTAAATGCTCTTACGTGAGTTGGATCTTGCCACGCACCTAAACTCAGATCATACGGTACTTGAATGTGGAACTCGCCACCAGTGTCAAGCAAGTCTTTACAGTTCGTCATTGCCGTAACCAAGTCAGGTATATGCTCCAACACATCGTTAGCTACGATCTGCTTAAACATTCCTTTTTCTATCTTTACGTTACCGAATCTAGTCTGGATTACCTCACCGAACTCTACGTGAGTAATATCTACGTGCCAGTCAGGTTTAGTTCTAGCCTGTATATCAGCGTTAAACCATTCGTCTCGCCAATCCTTACCTGATCCTAAATTAAGCGTTTTTGGCAGCAATTAAAGCCTCTATATCGTTAGAGCAAAGCAATGGAATTAAATCGTTTATACGGCTATCTGGTAGGTTCCACCATGCGTTTTCCAGTAGTCTCTCTATCTGGCTCTTTGTGAACCTGAACTTTAGAGTTATCGCTGGGTTTCCTGCTGCAATTGCATACGGAGGAATATCCTTTACGACCACAGAGTTGGCAGCAATTACCGCCCCGTCTCCAATCGTTACCCCAGACAATATTGTTGACCCTGAGCCTATCCATACATCGTTTCCTATCACTACGTCACCCTTAGTTGCCGGATGACCTTTCCCATGATGGTTAAATACGTCTTTGTGGATGTGACCGAACGGATAAGTAGTCACCCAATCAGTTCTATGGTTCCCACCTATGAATATTGTTACGTTATCAGCAATCGAACAAAAGGAGCCTACCTTTACATCAGCTCCTTCTCCCCAATCACGAACTTTAATGTTCTCAAGTCCGTAGGTATATCGCATTATTTCTTCTTGGCTTTGCTTTTCATAGTACGTGATCCACGCATAGGAAGGCTGATCTCAATCTCGATCTTGCCGTTCTTCTTTTCTTTACCGCTCTCTTTTTCTTCCATCATGCAACCCTTACCACCTTTGCACTCGCCACCTTTACATTTACCGCAAGATTTTAAGCCCTTCATTTTTTCTTGTTCCTTTCAGATATTGCAGCAGCTTTCTTTTTAGCGTCTGCTTTTGAACTAGCACCCCATGCCTTTAGGCTTAATAGCAGTCTAGTAGGTTCACCATTCGGTTTTTTCTCTGCACCAGGCATATTACCCATACGAGCTAGAAAAGACGCTCTACGTGGATTATCTCCAGATTTAACTGGAGCTTTCAGATCAGAGCCAGGATTCTCAGCCTCGTAAGACTTACGACCTTTTTC